ATGATGCAGGCGAAAGGAGCGTCAGATCAATCAGTGTTCGCCGCTACCATGGCTGAGAATGAAAGTTCCTGCTCGCCTCCATTGACTGAACAGGAAGTCAAAGTCATTGTATCAAGTGCGACTAGATATGATAAAGGAAAGCCCATTCACATTGACTCAGAGGGGGTTGCAACGCAAGGGTGGAGGGATCCGGAGTTTGATTTTACAGAAAAAGGAACAATGATTCAGAGCATTAAGAATATGTGTGAAGCCATTGAATACGACCCTGATTTGTATGGACATATTAAATACAACGAGTTGTCATATGCGCCCTTTGTCTGTGGGAGTCTCCCGTGGGAGCACGTAAACATGTATAGGGAATGGAGCAACAGTGATGACAGCAATTTGAAGTCGTACATTGAATCAAAATATGGGCTAAAGAGTCTGGAGAAGATCATGGAAGCACTTAATATCGTGGCAAATAGAAACAGATTCAACCCTGTTGTTGATATGCTTACTGACATTCATAAGAATAAGTGGAATAAAAAGACCGGATATATCAACAAACTACTTCCAGAATATCTGGGAGTAGAAGACACAGAGTATTCCAGGGAATGTATGAAACTGTTTATGTTAGGTGCAATCAGCAGAGCGTTCCATCCGGGATGTAAGTTTGACTACATGCCAGTATTATACGGCTCACAGGGAATTGGAAAATCTACCTTCCTGAGACTTTTATCACTCAATAACGCATGGTATAACGACAACTTCAATACAGTCGAGGGCGACAAAGCCCCGGAAAAGCTTCGCGGTATGTGGATGGTGGAACTGGCGGAACTGCTGGCTACTAAAAAAGCAAAAGAAGTTGAGAGCATCAAAGCATTTTTAACATCCACAGTGGACACGTACAGACCTCCATATGGGCGCAGAACAGAGCAGAGACCAAGAGTGTGTGTATTTGCCGGAACAACCAACAATGACCGTTTCCTGACTGATAGAACAGGCAATAGACGATTCCTTCCGATAGTCACGAGAAAAGAACACGTCCTGAAATCCATGTTTGATGATCCACAGGCCGTAGCGTCAGACTTTACAAACGCTTGGGGAGAAGCCATGGAGCTTTTTGAAAGGGCCGATAGAACACCTAAGTTAATTCTTCCGAAGAATTTACAGCGATATATAGAGGATAAACAGGAGGAATTTATGGAGGAGGACGTGAGAGTTGGAATTATTCAAGAATGGCTAGACCATACAACGGAACCTCGCGTTTGCGTTGCAATGCTATATGAACAGGCGCTGGGTAACGAGGGCCGCAAGCCCACAAGGTTCGAGTCCAACGAAATTCACTCCATCATGCAGAACTGCATTGACGGATGGGAAAGGGAAAATGGCGGGAAACGGGTGAGATGTGGAAAATATGGTCCACAGATATGTTATCAAAAAGTCAGAAAATTAAGTGAATTTGAAAAAATGTGTGAGTGTGAGATACCATTTGACTAGAATTAGTTACACTTAGTTACATTTAGTTACACCTCAAGATACACCTCAAACCCTTATAAATACTGTATTTTTTACTTAGTGTAACTAATGTAACTAATATTTTACTATAAAGTATATTTTAATAATTATATAAAAAGGTAATTATAGGAAAAATTAAATACTTATGTTACACGTTACACATTCAGGGGGGGGAGAAATGGCAAGCGTAAGAAAAGATGATATTCCAATGATGGCAATGTTTATGCCTAAATTATGGGAATTAATAAAAGAGTTTTACCTGGTTGAACTCACAGATAAATATTCAAAAGCAGCTTATGACCGCTGTATGGAATTGATAGAAATATATTCAGACCCATTAGCAAAAGAATTTATTTTAGCATTTTGCAAATTTATTGATTCTAAACAAAGGGAGTTAAGAAAGAATGTACAGCACGAAGAATAGATACGAACAGGGACAGGCTCTCAGAAAAGAAATCTATCTGTATATCGTCAGTTATATCAAACTGGTTGGATATGCACCGTCAATTACAGAGATTTCTGAAAAGGTAGATGCCGGGAGAGCTACGGTCTGGAAACATATCAATCAGTTGATTGATGATGACCTGCTCAGAACAAACCACCCTAGTACCGACAGAGCATATACTCCAGTTGGGTACGGAATAAGAAAGATAAGCAAGGAGACAAAATGAAACTTTATGACGTATATGACGGAACGAAATATGTTGGGGAAATGACCATTGATCAGATTTCAGATCTGACAGGAAAAACAAGAAGCCAGGTGTCAAGGGCGGTTTATTCAGCCTGCCTGCTCGATGAAAGATACGCGATTGTGTATGATGGACGGGACACAATCTGCAAGTCAAATAAAAACGATATGAGGATGCTGATGGAATTTGATGCTCTGGCAGGCAAAATAAGGAGGGCTGTCGGATGGGAAAGCTAAAAATCAAGCAGAAAAAGAAAGCATTCATTCCGTATACGAATCAGCAGGCTCATATGTTCGCACAGTCTATCCAGAACTGTCAGAAAGAGCTTAAGGAAATGGAAAAGAAAGCCTATGAAGATGGTTTTACCGTTGGTGAAGATTGGAGCAATACGATTAACACCGTCACAACTATAATGGCTCTGAGACGTTTATATGGCTTTTCTACGAAACGATTGCTGGATGTGGTAAGAACTGCCAATGGGTATGTTGAAATGGCAAACAGGGGCGAAATGAGCGTTCTGAGCATGATACAAGACATCGAAGAGAACACAGATGTAAGATTTGACGAGATGAATAAGAATCTGGTTAAGAAGATGGGAGTTTAAAATGAAATTTATAGATTTTTTCGCAGGAATCGGAGGATTTCGTAGGGGAATGGAATTGGCGGGGCATGAATGCGTTGGTTTTTGCGAATTTGATAAATTTGCTACTGCGAGTTACATCTCAATGCACTTGCTGACAGACGAGCAGCGAAAGGCATTGGAAGATATTCCTATCAAGAAAAGACAGAAAGAAATATTAAAGGAGAAATACAGAAATGGAGAATGGTACGCAAATGACATTAGAAGAGTGTATGCCGGAGACATTCCAAAAGCCGACTGCTGGTGCTTCGGATTCCCTTGTCAGGACATATCCGTTGCAGGAAAGCAAGCCGGATTTCAAGGAAACCGTTCAAGCCTGTTTTTCAGAGTTATGTACCTTGTCGGACAACTCAAAGAAGAAGATAAACCCACTTACCTTTTCATTGAGAACGTTAAAAATCTGCTTAGTGTTAATGGAGGATGGGATTTCGCCAGACTGCTCATTGAAATGGAGCAAAGGGGGTATGATGCAGAATGGCAAGTGCTCAACTCCAAAGATTTTGGAGTGCCACAAAACCGGGAACGGTGTTTCATTATCGGACATCTTAGAGGGAGAAGTACCTCAAAAATATTTCCTATCGAAGGAACAGACGGAAAAAATAGTGTTTCGTTAAATCTTTTTGGTTGTCTTAATGGTAGAAATTCACAGCGAGATAGAGTTTATAGCGATGATGGATTAGCTCCAACAATCAGTACGAAGCCGGAAGGAAACACAGAACCCAAAGTATCCATAAAAATTATCGGTGAAATAAGCTCGTCTCAGGACGGCAAAATTCTTTCGACTGATGGTATTGCAAAATGCCATTCGGCAGGACACAACAACAATCCGAAGATTGCAATTCCAGTTCTCACACCAGATCGTGTAGAGAAACGTCAGAATGGCAGAAGATTCAAAGATGATGGTGAGCCA